ATTAAAAATAAATCTATATATAATAATAATAGGCTGTTGAAATTGTTCATAACTATGTTAATTCATTTATTTTCAATCATTTATCTTGTTCATAACTTTGTTCATAACTTTTCATTTATTTATTTGTATTGTTCATAACTTTTTTCATATAGCAAAACATTTCAATATTTCAAATTTTAAGCATTTATTTTATCAACAAGTTATTAACAGGTTTATTAACCGATTTTGTCGAGTTATCAACAGATTTTCTTGAGTTATTAACACGTTTCAATGCTTTTCTCATTTTTGCCAGTCTTTTCTTTTGCTTTTCTGCCTCCCACTTTACAGGGTCTATCTTCCAGATTGTCTCACTTATATTCTGGTAGTATTTTGTTAGGTTAGCCCAGGTCTCCTCGTCATCCATCATTACTTTTTCACCACCTATATACCTGTATCCTCGTTCCTGTTTTTCAATCCATAGTTTTTCTTTTTCCCTATCCGTGTAGATGTAATTTCTGTAGTATTGAGGTAATGGTACCTCTGCACCGTTAGGCAGTTTGTAATTTTCATTTGTTCTATTTGGAGCATACCTGTTCCTTCTTGCGTTATAACTCTTCCAGTACTCCTTACCTATACCTTTCGAAGCCATTACCTTGCCTATGAATTCAGGATTTTTTTCTGGTATCTTTAACATATACTTGGTAATGTAGTTGATGGTCTTTTCGTTCACATAGTCACCCTTGTACCAGTAGCCGTACTTCCATAATCTTAACAGTGAAGCTTCCCCCCATAATATGCCGTGCATGTGTATTCTTTCGAAGTCTTCTCCTAGTTCTGTGATAAACCAGTACTTAGGATATTTCCCATTGTTGTATTTTCTGTAAAGCTCCATGTAGTGTCGTAATGCATAGTAACATAATTGATTCAACTCTTCATAGCTTGGATTTTTTTTTATTGCCAGCTGTTCACTTATTCTTTTAAGCCAGTCGTCAGAGAATGTGAATGTTACAAAGGTAGCTGGAACTGTTGCGTTCTTCATCTCTTCGTTAAGTCTGATACACCAGTTTCTCTTCTTTTCCTTGCGGCATTCTATGCAGACACCGCATGATGCTGGTACGTATCTTAACCTTTCGTCAGTGCATACTGGAGGATTGTAATCATTTTTCTTATTAGGGAGATACTTTGGATTTAATATGTATTTAGTATATAGACACATGATTAAAAAAATTGGTTATAAATAATGAGAGGTCGCAACCTTCCTGCGTAGATGTTACTCTTTCAGGTGGTTCGACCTCTCGTTGTTTGTAACCCTATCCGCGCGGCGATTGCGCGCCACATAGTAGCGAATTCTGCATAGCGCGTCAGGGATTGCAGGCGAGTATGCCCGTAGGGCATTTGTTTGAGCCGGAAAGCCCGGCCCGTAGGGAGACGCCCAAATTAAAATAATTAGTATGACAATGCATATACGCGTGCGTGTGCGTATTCCCCGCACGTGCGCGCGCTATTTCCTCATGAACCAGTTTATTACGCCCATTAGAAGCTTGCTGTATTTACTGTCTCCTCCCAGGTCATTAAGTATGTCTCCGAGAGCCTTGTCATTCTTCAGTTCGTAATCTTCCCGTTCCAGTCTTGTCTCTAACAGTTTCAGGTTTTTATCTGTAATGGAAAGCTCATCCAGTTTTCCTTGTATTACTTTGTCGATGTCGTTATACAGTCTTACTGCGATATCTTTGTCTTTTAGCGCTTCCGAGTACTCTTTGTCCATCTTCATGAATTCTGTCAACAGTTTCTTTGTCTCTTGCTGTATGATAATGTCTTCGAATCCGTATTCTTTTGACCATGAAGATTTGTTGTTTCCGTCATCTGTGTACCCTTCTACTTCCATTTGGACTTTAACCTTCTGTTTTAGCTGGTTGATTTTATTTTGGTAGGCCAGTAGCTCTTTATTTTCTTTTAACACGTTTGCATTTTCCTTAGCCACTTGTATGGCTGCATCGATGTTCTCCACTTCTTTTTCCACCTTCTTTATGTCGACGTCGGTTTTTTTGTTTTCTTTGGCCTTGCCTAATGCATCCAGAACTCTCTGAGCCATTCCAATTCCCGTTTCGGTTATTGTTTCGGCTTTTGTCTTCGCTGCCTGTGCTCTGGTCAGTTCGATTGTTGCTTCTTGTTGTTGTGCTTGTAACCCTACCTGTACTGCCATCGGCTGGATGCCCGTAGGAGCTCCTACGCTTGCGCTGCTTCCGCTTGCACTCACGCCCATCGCTCCGATACCTGAACCTCCCGAACCTCCTCCATTGGCATAATATAATGCAGGATTTACTCCAGCTTCCTTTAGTCTTGCCATCTCTTGTTCTGGAGAGTCGTATTTTCTCTGGTTTTCTAACATTTCCTTGTTGTATGCCGATTCCGTATCAAACTGATGGTTATACATATTTAGAGCATATTGTTGCTCTTGTGCCGCTGCCTGTTGCTGGTATCCGAACTGTTGTTCCATTCGTTCCAGTTCCAGCTTGTTCTGGTAATCCATCATTTCCTTAGCATACTTTTTTCTTCTTTTGGCTCCTAGTCCGCTGAACAGGTTTCCTACCAGGCCCATTCCAGCCCCTATGACTGTTGCTTGCGCTTGCGACAATGGCATATGTTACCTCCTTTCGCGCTTTCTCTGTGAGAAAGCGAATATATTAAACTTGATATATATGTACAGTTGCGTAAAAATTACGCAACCATCCTTGTGATGTATGAGTAGTAGAGGGGTTTTACCCCCCTCTTCCATTATGTACTAGGAGCTTCTTTTGAAGTCTCCGCCGCTTGAGCGGTTTTTTCCTGACTTGTCTCTGGTTTCACGATACCTTTGGCAATCTTCATCTTTTGAATGTTTCCTGCTTCCATCTTCTCTTGTACTAGTTGCCATTTGTCTGTGCGGATGTCGAATTCTGGTCGAACTCCGTCCTTTTTTTCTGTGTAGGTTATTGGAGCACCGTCGCTGATTGGCTCGTTATTTTCTGTAATTCTTTTGACTTTAGCTTCGATGTTTTCACCTTTGTATGTCATTAGCGGCACCATTCCCTTGATAGTTAGCCGTCTTCCTTTTATATAACACTTTCTTATCATTACATTATAGGTATTTGTTTAGCACTCATTACACGTCTTGCTTCTAGTCCTACTCCGATTTGAACCCAGAAGTCTTGATTTTCTACTGTATTGGTTGCGAATGTTCCCGTGAATTCTTTCGGATTGATGTAGGTCGTTGCATTGGTTATTTCTCCGTCAGATATGTCGTAGGTTCTGTTCAGTACCATATATGCTTCATTCTCTCCAGCTGCGAAGTTACCGAACGTTTTGTTGAAGTTCGTCATGTAGTTGATCCATGCTACTGTTTTGCCTATTGCGGCATCCCTGTTGGCTTCTCCGTGCATCCATTTCTGCATAAGGTCTTGATACCCGATTCCATCCAGCTGCGGTTTGTGCAAGTCATCCAGAGTATCTAAATCATTATCCCAGTCATTACCCTGACTGTAGTCTACTCTTGGTGTAATGCTCGCCATTCCGATAATATATGACGGTTCATTTACTTTAATGGTGATATGTCCTCCTTGTTTGTTTGAAGCATAACCCTTACCTGCCAGTGTTCCCAATGGTTCGTTCCCTTCAATCTCTGTTGCGCTCGTACTGGTCACTTCACTGAATTCGATTTCAGTGCTCATGCCTCCTTCGTAGACTGGTGTTTCTGCTCTGAAATAGTAATCGGTGGTGTATACCGTTTCGATCCAATCTTTATAAGTACCTCCGCTTACTGCGATTCTGTTAAGCAGGTTATATACCTTTTCGGCCAAATTAAGTGTGTCGATTGAGAAGCTTCCTCCGCTTGTGTCGATACTTGTCAGCTTGTTGATTCCGTTATCTCCGTCTACCCATTCAGTATTAACCCAGTTGTTGAATATATCTGAGAAATGTGTTTTAAGCATTAATCCTCCCATATTCCCTGAGGTCATGTTGGCTATTTCGTCGTTGAATTCCGTTACTGAGCAGTTTCCCTTCGAACCTATGATATATTCGCTCCGACCCTTGGCCAAAATGTCTTCTCTTAATTCATCGATTTTTGACAGCAACATCGGTTTAACGGTTATTCCATCTGCTTGACTTAGAAACAGTCTGTTTATACTTATTCTTCCTGGGTCTACTTCAGTGAAATTTTTGTCGAATGTTGCTTCTATATTTTCATAATCCAAATTGATTCGTAGACACCCTTTCTCGTTCTTGTCAATTGTTACTCCTTCTTGATTCAGGTAGATTTTCCCGTTATCTCCGACTTCAAGTCCTGTTCCTCCTCCATTCGTGATTGTTACTTGTACGTAACTCCTGCCTCTGTTAATGCTTGATATTTCAGGCGAAAGTGTTTTCATTTCTATTGTAACATTCTCACTTAACATTCCTTTGTTCATATTAAGTGCTACTGCTACTATTTCTGTGTTAAATGGCGATGCTGTTCCTTCATCACCTGACCCTGCTGTGTCTGTCAGTACATATTCTGTTGTTCTGTATGCACTGTTCAAGATATAGAAGTATTCTTCCTGTTTGTTTGCATAGTAATTTTTGAATATATCCAGACATCCCAGATATGGCACCGCGTTTACCTTTTCATTTGCTTTAATATTCTTGATGCCTAGGTAGTTCCATATCGATGCGCTCCCCGTATTTCCTTCATTTGTCGTCTGTAATTTAGGTAGTTTAACTTTTTTCATATCTAACCCTACCCCTAATGCATTGTTGTGTAACATCGCATTATATAGTCTGATTGGACATGTGAATACGTCTGCCTGGAACTTAAAACTTCCGAATAAAGGCCCGATTGTCGGATGTGTCATAATCTTACTGTCTAGTTGAATGTTGAAGGTATCTCCTGGCAGTGCCAATACTTTCATGAATGGTACCAGAGACCCGATGCCCATCGTACTTCTCCATGCATAGTTCAGATTATGTGTACTTCTTCCGTAGTCCCTTAGGCTTACCGACATCTTATTGCTGTCGCCTAGAGTATTTTTTCCGATGTTTACGTTCATGATTCTTTGATTTTAGATAGTGATATCGCTCTTTCGAATGCTCCTGCTACTATTTTGCACACAGTGCTTATGTCGAATTGTTCCAAATCTTTCAACACTTCTTCTTTGGTGTTGTATGTTCCACGTGAAACACATTGGTTACCTACCGTTGCAAACCATATGTCTTTTCCTTCGTATTGTCCTTTTCTTACACAGATGATTCCGTATACGGTCTCTGTTGCTTCTACTTCTTTATTTTCCATTTAATTCCAGTTTAAATTTAGTACTATCATTTTTCTGAGTTGCCATCTGGCTTTGTTCGACATTCTGTTTGCTGTTGTTGTTTTTGTTTTGGATATTCAGGCTTATTACGCACCCTCCTAGTGTTGCGGCCATTACCCATGCCAATACAAGCAATTTTGTTAGTTTTCTTTTCTTGTCACTTTTAACATTCTCCATGATTTTTTGTTCATCTCCATTAGATACTTCCCTAACTCCTTGTAGCTTCCACATGTCGTAGTTAGAGTTACGACTTGTCCTGTATTTTCGTTTACGAATTCCGTCTCAAATATAATAAATAATTCTGTTTTTTTCTCCATATCCGTCATATTTTTTCAATTTTTATAATTTCGTAATTAATATCGATTTGTAATTTTAGTTTTTCGATTTTTGTTTCGGCTGCCTCTAGGGCTTTGTAAAAATTAGCTACTTGACATTCAAACCTGAAGTACCTATACGTTCTATGTCTGTCTTTCCTTTCTAGATAAATCATATAATTCTTCATAATTCTTTGTTTTTTTATTACATTACAAATATACGTATTTTTTTTGAAAACACAAAATTTTCTGAGAAAATTCTATTATTATATATTTATTTCTTTTTCTATATATAAAAACTTATATTAATTATAATAGCCTGTTGAAACTGTTCATAACTATGTTAATTCATTCATTTATAGGCATTTATCCTGTTCATAACTTTGTTCATAACTTTTCATTTATTTATTTGCATTGTTCATAAGTATTTTCTTATAATAAAATATTTCAACATTCCAAATTTTAAGCATTTATTTTATCAACAAGTTATCAACAGGTTTATTAACCGATTTTGTAGAGTTATCAACAGGTTTTCTTAAGTTATTAACATGTCTCAATGTTTTTCTCATCTTTGCCAGCCTTTTCTTTTGTTTTTCTGCTTCCCATTTTATCGGGTCTATTTTCCATACTGTTTCACTTATATTCTGGTAATATTTTGTTAAATTGGCCCATGTTTCTTCGTCGTCCATCATTACTTTTTCTCCTCCTATGTATCTGTAACCTCGCTCCTGTTTTTCAATCCACAGTTTTTCCTTTTCCTCTTCTGTATAGATATAGTTTCTATAATATTGCGGTAATGGTATCTCTGCACCGTTAGGCAGCTTGTAATTTTCATTTGTTCTATGTGAAACATATCTGTTTCTTTTAGCGTTATAGCTTCTCCAGTATCCCTTGCCTATACCTTTTGAAGCCATTACCTTGCCTATGAATTCAGGATTTTTTTCTGGTATCTTTAACATATATTTTGTTATGTAGTTGATAGTCTTTTCGTTGACATAGTCACCCTTATACCAGTAGCCGTATTTCCACAATTTCAACAGTGAAGCATTTCCCCATAATATGCCGTGCATGTGTATTCTTTCGAAGTCTTCGCCTAATTCTGTGATAAACCAATACCTCGGATACTTTTCGTTGTTGTATTTTCTATATAATTCCATGTAGTGTCGTAACGCATAATAGCAAATCTGGTTGAGTTCTTCGTAGCTTGGATTCTTTTTTATCGCCAGTTTTTCACCTATCTTTTTAAGCCAATCGTCCGAAAATGTGAATGTTACAAAAGTCGCTGGAACTGTTGCATTCTTCATTTCTTCGTTAAGTCTGGTACACCAGTTTCTTTTTTTTTCCTTGCGACATTCAATGCAGACGCCGCATGATGTTGGTACGTACCTTAATCGTTCGTCTGTGCAGACTGGAGGGTTATAGTCGTTTTTCTTATTAGGCAGATACTTTGGATTTAATATGTATTTAGTATATAAGCACATAATTTTAAATTTTGGTTATAAATAATGAGAGGTCGCAACCGTCCTGCGTAGATGTTACTCTTTCAGGTGGTTCGACCTCTCGTTGTTTATGACCCTAGCCGCGCGGCGATTGCGCGCCATATAGTAGCGAATTCTGCATAGCGCGTTAGGGATTGCAGGCGAGTATGCCCGTAGGGCATTTGTTTGAGCCGGAAAGCCCGGCCCGTAGGGAAACGCCCAAATTAAGATAATTAATATAATAATACATATACGCGTGCGTGTGCGTATTCCCCGCACGTGCGCGCGCTATTTCCTCATAAACCAGTTAATTACGCCCATTAAAAGCTTGCTGTATTTACTGTCTCCTCCTAAGTCATTGAGTATGTCTCCGAGAGCCTTGTCGTTTTTAAGTTCGTAATTATCTCTTTCAAGCTTTGTTTCTAGCAGTTTCAGATTCTTGTCCGTGATGGAAAGTTCATCCAGTTTTCCTTGTATTACCTTGTCGATATCATTATACAGTCTTACAGCGACGTCCCTGTCTTTCAGTGCTTCCGAGTATTCCTTATCCATCTTCATGAAGTCCGTCAATAGTTTCTTTGTTTCTTGCTGTATAATAATGTCTTCGAAACCGTATTCTTTTGACCACGAGGATTTGTTTTCTCCGTCTCCTGTGTAGCCTTCTGTTTCCATTTGGACTTTAACCTTCTGTTTTAGCTGGTTGATTTTATTTTGGTAAGCCAACAGTTCTTTATTTTCCTTTAGCACGTCTGCATTTTCCTTAGCCACCTGTATGGCCGCATCGATGTTCTCCACTTCTTTTTCCACCTTCTTGATATCGACGTCGGTTTTTTTGTTTTCTTTAGCCTTACCTAATGCATCCAGAATTCTCTGAGACATTCCGATTCCAGTCTCGGCTATTGTCTCGGCTTTTGTCTTGGCTGCTTGCGCTCTGGTTAGTTCGATTGTGGCTTCCTGTTGCTGTGCTTGTAAGCCTACTTGCACTGCCATCGGCTGAATGCCTGTAGGAGCTCCTACGCTTGCGCTGTTTCCGCTTGCGCTTACGCCCATTGCTCCGATGCCTGAACCTCCCGAACCTCCTCCGCTGGAGTAATACAATGCAGGATTGACCCCTGCCTCCTTGAGCCTTGCCATCTCTTGTATTGGAGAGTCATATTCTCTCTGGTTTTCTAACATCTCCTTGTTGTATGCCGATTCCGTATTAAACTGATGGTTATACATATCTAGAGCATATTGTTGCTCTTTTGCCGCTGCCTGTTGCTGGTATCCGAATTGCTGCTCCATTCTCTCCAACTCCAGCTTGTTCTGGTAATCCATCATTTCCTTGGCATATTTTTGCCTCCTTCTTTGTCCTAGTCCGCCGAATAGGTTCCCTATTAGGCCCATTCCAGCTCCTATGACTGTTGCTTGCGCCTGTGATAATGGCATGTTACCTCCTTTCGCGCTTTCTCTGTGAGAAAGCGAATGTTATTAACTTGATATATATGTACAGTTGCGTAATTATACGCAACCATCCTTGTGAT